AGCTTCTATTTTTAATAACTCAGAACTTTCTAAACCTTCAAAATATATTTCGTTTTCTGTTTGGTTATATACTTCTAAATTATTGTCTTTAATTTCTTGTTTAAGTTTGGCTATGTTATCGTTAAATACTTTTCTTGCCTCTTCTTCTGTTTTAAAGTAATAAGAGGAATTGTATTCTAACATTGAATCGTAATGGTGTACAGCATACATAAACTTAATTTCATTAAATTTATGTGTTTTTATAATTGCTTCGTGTTGTATTAGCATAGTGTTGTTTGTTTAATTATGTTGCAATATTGCGTTTAAAATAGTGTTAATTGTTTTAACTCCTGAAACATACTATCAGACATATATATTCCCATTCCCATATGGTGTTTTTCTGTTCTGTTTGGTCTTGTTGTACCACTTGAATCCAAAAATAGTTTTTCCCCATCTTTTATATAATATGATACTCCACTTTTTGGAGCAGAAAAAACTTGTCTAAATATATATCCGGTGTCTATTTCTTGTAATAATGGAGCATTGCTCAAATCTATTTCTATATTATAGTAAATATTGTATTCTCTACCATCAAAATCTTTTTCTGTTTTTTGCACTTCATATCCTAACTCCTGAACTCTTTTATCAAAAGTTAAATCCGGTAAAATTTCCCTTATATTTTCTTCGGCATTAATAACTTTCCCAAATTTTAAAGGTCTTAACAAAATGTTTTTAATGTCTCTATAATCTTGTTCAGATTTGATAATTAATTTTTTACTCATTTATTATCTTTTAATTTTGCGAGGAATAGCCCTCTACCACGAAAAGCCCAGTATTTTCATACTGAGCCAATCGCAGAACAAACAAAAATTTGTTAGCCAATACGAGGAACGAAGAATGGCTCTTCTTTGGCTATGTTTGTAAAGTCATGTACTACATCAAAAACTGAATAATCATTTTTGAGCACAAGTTCTACCCATTCCGGAGCAGTTGCAAAAACAATCTCGCATTGTTCCATTGGGTTAATATTTTCATCTTTAAAGATGTTCATCATTGCTTGATAAGGCATTGTCAAGTATAATTTTAAAATCGTTTCTTCTCTCTGTGTTCTGTACAGAATAGAATTAACATTGTCATTAATATAATTTAAATTTTTCATTTGTTAGTTGATTAATTAAGGCACTATTGCCGACATTGACAAGAGCAAATTTGCTCTTGTTTCGCTTCGTTAAAGCTCTTCAGAATGTCTCTAAAAGTTGTTATATGAGGGCATACGTTTTTGATAGTGTGCCTCTTTATAACTTCTATGCAAATTTTGAAAAAGTGTATATTGTGCGTGGAAAAGCATATCCATACCAGACCCCGAAATTTTACCATTTTTATCACATCCGGCAAGACCTAAAATAAAAGGGTCTGTAATTGTTCGGAGTTTGTTTTTGTATATATAAGCAAGTCGGATTTTTCTACTCATTCCGGATTTTGAAACACTATCAACACCACAATAAAAACGACCTTTTAAAAGTGCGTTTTTTATTCTTGTTAATTCTGTTGCAGTCCATTCTGTTAAATCTGTCAAATGTTCATTTGTCCAGTAATCAGAATTTTTTATGGTTTGCTTTGCATCAGCTTCAGCAAGTGAAATTATTCTTTTTGTCATTTGTTTGTTTTTAATTTAACTTAATTTGATTGTACAAAGATAATAAAAAAAATGAATAAAACAAACATAATTAATAAAAAACTTTATTTGTTGATAAGTTTATATATCATTGTTAATAACTCTCTGAATATCAGTATTTTATGCCGGACTTCTTCGGTTTGTTTTGTTTGGGCTTGTTCGGCTTCGGTCTGTGGTTACTTGCAGAGGGAAGGCAAGAGAGCAACTGCAACAACTGGGGGAAGGTCGTCAAAGCGTCAGGAGGAAGGGACAAAGGGACAACAACAACACCACCAGCAACGAACACCAGCAACACCAAAAGCCAAACGAACAGACCAAAAAGTAAAAGCCAAAACAACCGGCAGAAAAAAACAAAATCAACAACCCCCCCCAACAAAAAATGTCGTTTTTCTAACGCAGTCGCAGTGCGTATAACGGGGTAGTACCCTCAACCCCTAATTATCTAATATATTTTTATTATCTTTACAAAAAAAAGATCATGGCATACGATAAAAGAATCTCACCAGGTAGCACTATCTCAGATAATGTAGAAGGACTGTATATAAAAGACGGTAGACTAATAAATGGTCGTCCTGATTTTATGGGTAAGTCTGGAATTGAAACAGCTGCGTTATATAGACAGCAAATGAAGAAGCAATATAAAATAGATTGTATCGCTGATGGAATTGAAAGAGCTAAGATGCGTATGGATGGTGATAAAGATATCTACGAATTTTAAAACTTCCCGTTGTTAGTTTGATTAGTAGTGGAGAGAGGACTGAAAAGTCCTCTTTTCTTTTATATATGTCGTGTTCATGTCGCTTTATTCCGCTTTTATGTCGCTTTTATGACGGCTTCAAAACTTTAGGTAACTTGACTTAACTTATTGATTATTAATATATTATATTATTATTTCTTTTTTTATGTCGTATTTAAAATAAAAAGTAATAAAAAAAATATAAATAAAAAAAATAATTTTTTCCTCTGATTTGTTTTTGAGCCCCTTAAATTGGAAAGGCGACATATACAAATTGTTATTTATTTTTATATATTTGCATTAATCTAATTAAATTAAATACTATGTCAAACCCACAATTCATTAACCCTACTACGTCTTATACTGCAAAGTCATTGAGCTTTGATGATGAGGGTAGGTCTAAGTTAATCTCCGGTATCACAGCCATTGCAAAAACAGTAAAGAGCACATTAGGTCCATTAGGCAAAACAGTATTGTTAGAATCCTCTAATCATACTTCAGGAATGACAATAACAAAGGACGGAGTTACTGTTGCTCGTGCTATTATGTTGGATGATCCAATTGAGAATCTCGCTGTTCAGATGATGAAAGAAGCAGCAGACAGAACTGCTAACACAGCAGGTGATGGTACGACTACTGCAATTGTATTAACTGAAGCTATTGTAAAAGCAGGACAAGAGTTTATAAAACCAGAACATAATACAACTGAGATTATTAGAAATATAAATAAAGTTTGTAAAGACATAATATCATCATTAGAAAAAAATTCAAGAAAAGTAACTAAGGGTAGACTGTTAGATGTAGCCTGTATATCTGCAAACAATGACAGCGAGATTGGTGGAATTATAGCTGATGCATATGACAAGGTTGGTATCAACGGTATTGTTACAGTTGAAAGGTCTAAGTCTTCAGAAACATATGCTGAGGTTACAAATGGAATAAAAGTTGATAGAGGATATTCAACTCATTTGTTTATTAATGACCACAAGAAAGATGAGTGTGTACTTGAAGATGTAAAGATATTAGTTTGTGATGGAGAGATAAATAATATATTACAAATAGAGAATGTATTAAAACCAATAATAAACAACGGAGAAAAGTTATTAATTATTGCACCATGTTCTGTGAATGTTATAAATACACTTGCAGCAAACGTAGTTCGTAATGGATTAAAGTTTTGTAATATAGCTCCGCCATCATTTGGGTATAAGACCCAAGAGCTGATGCAAGATATTGCTTTAGCTGTAGGGGCTAAATACTTTAGTGAGAAGACTGGTGATGATTTAAGTTTGATTAGACCTGAACATTTAGGTCATGCTGATAAAATAATTGCATCAAGAGACAATACAATAATTTTAAAAGAAAATACTGTATCTGATGAACTACAAAAAAGAATAGATGAATTAGTAGAAGCCAGAGAGTCTGTAGAAAAAAACGTAGACAAGAAGTTTATTAACGAAAGAATAGCGAGTTTGGCGGGATCAATTGGTTGTATTTATGTTGGAGGATATAGTGATGTTGAGCAAAAAGAAAAATTTGACCGAGTTGATGACTCGGTCTGTGCTGTCAGGTCAGCACTTGAAGAAGGAATTGTAGCCGGAGGAGGAGTATCTTTGTTAAGAGCAGGAATAATGCTAAATAAATATAAAAGCAAAGATGATAACATGGGAGTTGCTTTATTAATTTTAAGGTCTGCTTTAGTAGCCCCACTGAAACAAATATTAGAAAATGGAGGTAAAGAATATGTTTCAATATTAAATCATATATTTGATAAACCTCATAATATTGGTTACGATTTAAAAAACGATAAGTTTGGAGATATGTTTAAGCTGGGTGTAATAGACCCACTTAAAGTAACTAAGAACGCATTAATAAATGCAGTTAGTGTTTCTACAACAATACTTAGTACAAACGCTATAGTAACTAATAAAAGAGGATAATGATAGCAATAGGTAAAAATGTTATAATACAACCTATAGAAGAAGAGGTTAAAACAGATTCAGGTCTATTATTAACAGCTTCTGATGTAGATGAGTTTAGATATAAGAAAGCAAAAGTAATAAAACCAGGAACAGATGTCCAGAATATTAAATCAGAAGACCTTATTTATTTTGATAAGTCTGCTGGCTTTAGCCTTCTGCTCAATAATACTACTTATACTGTTATTGCTGAGAGAGATATCGTTGTTGTTTTATAAATTTATTCATTTCCTTTATAGAATTTCTGTAAAGTTTATCGGTATAAGACGCATCTTTACGAAATAAAGGGTTCAAGTGAGCTGTTTCAGAGATTTCTTCTCCATTTAATTTACGATATATGTTTCTGGCTATAGTTTTTCCTTTGTGTGATAGCTCATATAAGGTAGTGTGTTTGCCATAACCTTTTCTCCACACTTGAATAAACCCATCTCTAAGTAAATTGTCAAATCTTTTTTCATTCCAAGACATTAACTCTTCAAATTCTTTAAATTTAGTTTTATTAAAATAATCTTCGCTATATAAAAACAAGATCATGTCAATATCAGGCGTACCAATACCATACTTTGCCTTTACCCAATAGCGTATTACCCTCCAGTATTTGAGGTAATCGTGAGAATATTTCATTTAATTTAATTATTATCTTTGTAAAAATACAAAAATGGAAATAATAAAAGGGTCTCAAGAATATTTTGATTATTTAAACGAATATATCTTACCAAGCAGAAAAGTTGAAGATTATATCTTTACATTAGACGGTTTGATTATGATAGATATGTTAGATAGTGGAGACTTTATAACATATGATGATGCATATGTAGAGGCAAGCATGGAAGAGCATGGTTATATTTTAGTAATACCAGAATAAATGAAATCGCCTATAGATTTTAAAGACTTTGCCGCTAATCCTGTTACAGGATTATTATTCTTTTGTTTGATTGCTATTGGATATTTATATATAGACAACAAAACAACTTTAACAAACCAGATAAAAGCATTACAGGAAGAAGTAATTACTTTAAGGAGTGATTATAAAAAGTTAAATGATAAATTTATACAAACGCTACAAGAAATAAATGATTAGGTTTGAATATATATTGTTTTTTATTTTAATATCTTGTTCTCAGCCAGAATCTCTTCCTGAGCCAGAAGATTTTAAGATTATTAACGTAGATAGTTTGGCAGATGTAACAATACAGCAAGTTAATAAACAAAAAAAACAAAAAATCTTGCTTGAGCAAGATTTATGGAGAAAGAAAAGAGATATAAAGAATATAGAAAAGAAATATACTGATAGTATTTATGAATTAAATAACTTGAAACTAATTACCAGTGACAGCGTAGTTGTTGATTATAAGATAGTTGTAACTCAAGTAGTAGACTCTGTAAGAATTACTGTTTCTGATTCTTTATGTAAGGTTTGTTTAGCCAGACAAGAGAAGAAAGAAAACAGTTTAGTAAATAAAGCGTTTAGATGGCTACAAAAAAATATTGAAATTTAATTATCTTTGCTTAAATAAAAATATTATGGCTAAAAAAGGAAGAACAAAAAGTAAGGGAAGTAAAATATGTGCAGCAGGAATAGCTTGGGCTAAAAGAACATTTGATACTTATCCAAGTGCTTATGCAAATATGGCTGCAAGTAAATATTGTAAAGACCCTAATTATGCTAAAGGTTCTAAAAAATAATTGATATGAATAAAAATACATTAAAGAAAATTGCTGGTGAGCTTAGAAAAGCTTCTGCCATGCACAAAGGTCAAGCGGCTAAAATAGATAAAATGTTAAAGTCTATGACGTCCAAGCCTAAGAAAAAGTAATGGCTGGAGCTTTAAAAAAGTG